CCAGAGTAGCCCATAAAGCATAAGAGTAATCGTACTCATTATAGAGAGGGTTTACATAATTATGTTTTGTAGGAAACTTATCAGTAAAACAAGAATCGGATGCTATTTTGTTTAGCTTTTCTAGATTGTGATACTTGCCTAATTTATGTAAAGGTTTCATTTTTTTTTGTTTGGTTGGGGATTATTGACTGATAACTGGTAACTGATTACCTACCAAATAAAAAAGATGCAGCGCCAAGTAAATATACCCATTCTTCTTCAAGCATTAATTTCGTTTTAAAAGGATCGGCTATATCAAATAAACAAAAGTCAACTTCATCTATACGATCACCGTCGTAATATAACTCAATATTAGTATTTGGAAATACTGTCATAAAACTAAATTTAAACTTGGCATTTTGACGATTTTCGCAGGTTAGTGTAGCTGAATGATCTGAATTTACTTTTAGTTTCCAGTCGATAATTGAGGGATAATCTTCTTTAAAATGAGTTTCTTTTACCCATTTAGTGATTTCATCTATTATCCATCCCTGATCCTTTTGGATAAAATAGTGAATACCCTCTGAATATCGAAACGGATAAATTAACTTTGTTTCGTACCAAGTTATCTCGAACTCTTGCGATGGAGAGTTAATTTTAGGGAATTGTCCTATGTCTATCATTGTCATTGTTTTACTCCTATTAGTTTTTACTGATAACTGATAACTGATAACTATTTTTTGAGAACAAGCTTAGGCTTTTTACTATCAACTGATAGATTTTTTTGCCGGCAGACAGTTCGGCAATCTGTCCATCTTTTACCAACTTTAGCAAGATAGGAGTCTTGGTTCCATTCAACTTTGTACCCTGCTTTTTCGCAGGCTGTCTTATAAGGAAGTTGAGATTCCTTCTGCTGAGCAGTAATCTGCTCTTCTCTGGCCTTTTCTTTAACTTCTAGCTCGTTCTTGCGAGACTTAAAGGCTATGGCTTCGATTACTGCCTGATGCAGTTGGGTAAGGTCTTTAGGAAAAGATTCATAGCCATTTTTTAAGTCCCGGCTACGGACTACTACCCGTCTTTCTTCGCCACTTGTAAGTCTTATTTGAATCCCTAGAGATAGGCATTCTTCGACGAGTTGGGGAAATTTAACCCCAAAATCTTCAATTAATTTCTGTTTTTCCGAAATAGGAGCAGGTTCGGGTTCGGGAACCGCTTCTGCTTTAGACGGGGGATTTTCTATATCCCATTTTTTCCTAGTCCAGTAACCAGGATTATGTTTTAACACCCAGTCTTTTTCCGATCTGGGTTTTGGAGGGTTCTCTAATTTTTTAGTTTCCCCACTGGGAAGTCGGTAGGTTACGACCCGAATGGTTATGTACCCACCACCAGACCTTGATCCCATTCCGTCAGATGACGGTCTATCCGACCCCTCGGAATAAAATCTCTCGGTTATTTCAGAGATTACTATACCGTGTGTCACGATATAGTAATCGCTATTCTCATAACGGTCGTATTTTCCTAAACTGTCTTTGATTGACAGGTAGTTATTCCATTCTTTTTCTCTCGCTTCTTCCGCTCTTTCCTTAGCAATTTTTGCCGCTTTTTCTCTTTCGGATTGGCCTGCCAGCCAAGCTTCTTTTGCTTCTTTAGAAGCCTCTTTGGAAGCTTCTAAAGAAGCTAGATAATCATTAATTATCTGGTTAAATTCGTCGTTTTCAAAACCTACTGAGTAGGTTAGGGAATTGATCTCAATTCCCCAAGCATCTGCCCACACTCCCCCGTCTGTAGTCGCTTCCTCGTTTGGTAGATACAAGCCGGCGTAATCGCCGTACAAGGTTGCCATCTCTTTTGTAACAGGAATCTCTGCCCAACTAGCAGCAGGCAAAGGGACAAGCCGTGGTTCAAACCCATCATCGTACCAGAAGCAGTTTCCCTTTACAGCAATTACTTTGCCTTCAAAAATTAGTTCGTTGTCTTCGATATCGAAAGGGATGTATGCGAGGGTGACTTGAGATTTCATATTGTCCTCGTGTTTGTTTACTTGATCTTATCTTATAAGATTCTCCCATAAATGCCAATAGATTGGGAGAATCTTTTTTGTGAACACTTGTACTGTCTAGGGTTTTTGTAAGAACAAACAGCCTAGAATTAAGCTTGGATTATTTTTGTCCCGGACTAACGCGCCGGGCGCTAAACAATCCACGCGACCTATCTTAGCGGCCGCCGCGGCTACCAGCCCAGAGACAACATAGTAAATCCCTTCCTGATACTCAGGAAGTCCCTCGATCTCCCCGTAAGTGACAGATTCAACGGGAATATCATCGATTTTTCCTGCGGGGGAATTGCTCATAGAAACTCGTGGGAGAACCCCTGACGGGGGGATTTCTTTGATAACTTCAACAGTTTCAGCAAGAAACTGTCTTTTATTATCTTGTTCGACACCCTGTTTAGAAACAAGGGTGATAGTGTGAGGGGTTGCGTTGACGATCATTACCTTGGTCTCCTTTTTGTTTTTACTTACCTAGACTTATCTTACAAGATTCTCCCAATAAAGTCAAGTATATGGGCGAATCTTTTTTGAACAGGTGTACTGATAACTGAAAACTGATAACTAATATTTAGTCAGGAATATCATACTCATTACCGTACCCAGTCCAAACTCGACCAACGATCTGCTCATCAATCCATTCTTTTAGACCTGGTGATAATTCAAGTGTTGTAATGACCGAATATGATGCAATTGGATCATTAAAAATTACATAATATTGTTCAGTCTTTTCAATTTCTGGACAAGGCAATAAATTCTCGTAAGTATCTAAAACACATAGTATGTATTTCGTACTGACAGTAATAGCAATTCTGCTGCCTAACCTCACAGAAAAACCTTCGATGCGAATACCTTTCATTTTTTTTACTCCTAAATAATTGTTATTTTTACTGACAACTGATAACCAATACCTAATTAAAACTCTTGCCATGTCGTCGGATCAGACATTGGTTCGCTGTACCGACTTAGATCCGACGGTTCGTCATCCTCGTAAATAAAGCCGTCGTCGGGTGGCTCGTTTGAGGGAACCAAATATGGGCATCCGCCCACCATTACCCAATCTTCGTATTTACGAGAAGAAATAGGTAATTGAGAAGGGGAAGGAACGCTAGAGCGCGCAGGTTCAAATTTAATTGCGGGTAGTTCGCAATTGGGAAGTTTACCGTCAGGACTGAAGCCACGGCGTAGTTTCCCATTAAAGGTATCAAAAAACCATTCCTTACCAGTTTGTCGACAAGTGACTCGGAGGGTAGTAATTTGCCCCTCTCCCCACACTTCAAGGGATACGCGATGCTTTTGACCTTTGGCAACCATAGTAAAACCGCCAGAGGTAATGGGGACTTTGACAGAAACAGGATTGGATGCTAACATGACTTAGACCTTTACTAGGGTTGACGGAAAGGCGATCACACTAATTTGCAGTTGGAGGTGGTCGTCTTTCTCTATATCTGTATATTACAATCATACTTGTAATATTGTCAAGGGGTATTCTAAAAAAAGTTATAATAAATCTATCAAGTGCAAAAACTAATACAATGGTACTAAAAAACAGAGTCAAGGAATTTACGGAGAACAAAGGTATTACGATTTACAAGTTTGCTAAAGATGTGGGTATATCCTTTAATACGGGGTACAGATTATCGAATGATCCAGGTCATTTACCCTCTATCACAGTCTTAGAAGCAATCTGTGATTATTATAAGGTCGATCCTAACGAAATTATCTATCGCATTGATTGAAAGTGTGATATAATAGTAAAGCGGGGTGAGTGAAATGGTTTCCACATAGGCCTCATAAGCCTAAAACACTAGGTTCGACTCCTAGACCCCACACTAATTAAGCAAAATCCCAATCAAGAGAATTATCGAATCCTTGTATATCAGCAAGGGCTTTTTCTCCTGATTGGGTGAGCCGATAGTATCTTTTTCTAGCACCGCCTCTATCGCTAGATCGTTCGGTTCCCCATCGGGATTTAATAAGTTCTTTTTCCTCTAATTTTTGAAATACAGGGTAAAACAAGCCAATATCAAGGCTTTTACCTTTAATATCAGCTATAAATTGAATTATCTGTAATCCTGACAATTCTTTATTGTAAAGAGCCTGCAAAACAAGGATTTCTTTAGGTCTCATCTAAATATGGTATAATATTGATGCGCCCCCGCGTTAACGGGGGACTAACCACAATTACTACTACAGAGTAAATCATGGCTAATATTAGTTTACAACGTTTTGATCACGATGGTATTGAACTAATTATCAATACCGAGACTGGTGAGAGTTTTGCCTCAATTAGTGGATATGCACGGATGGCGGGGAAAATACCCTCAACTATTTCTCGCCGTTTGACTATGAGTGGTTTGCGTGAAAAAGGTCTTGAACAGGCTCAAATCGAGACGGCAAGCGGGTTACGAACCGTTGCATTGATACCAGAAGACGTGATCTGCCAGTGGCTAATTAAAGATAATCACGAACTAGCTCTAAAAGTAATGCAGTTGGGCGTTCGCCTATTCCTTCACACAATAGCGGGTTTTCAAGTCAAAAGCGAGGCGATTGGGACTAACAAGCAACTTGAGAGCCAAGTCGCTGAATTGACTGCCAAAATCGACAAATTGGATTATCGAGAAGTTGATTACATTGACGAAATCCTTGGCTTAAAAGACCGAATTAAAGAGCTTGAGAGCGAAAACTCTACTCTAGAAGAACAAATCGAGTTAATGGGGGGATATTAGGTGAAAAGCAGTAAATAACCTTATTTACTGCTAAGATAAAAGCGATAACTGTTACATAAACCCCTGTAGGGACTACAGGGGTTTTTTATCGTCTAATATTCGGAGCTTAGTGGGTAATGTTCGGAGATTGGCTAGTTTGTTAGACTGTAAATAGATTGTAGATAAAGGTATTGACAATGGAATCCTTGATATATATAGGCTTTAGACTTTGTAGATACTGTTAACATTATCCCCGTGTCAGGATTTTTTGTGTTCTTATTGCTGACCTCGATTAATTAGATTGTTAGTTTGTAAATAGATTGTAGATAAGGGTATTAACAAAGATAAAAAGGATAAAAGTATTAATATATATAGCTTTCATCCTTTTTTTACTTCTTTGTTGATATTGTTTATAATCACCCCGTGTGTTTTTCTTTGCCTTACTGTTGAGTCTGTTTCTTTTTATTGCCGACCTTGTTTGTTTTTTATCTTTCTCTCCTCCCTATAAAGCATCAACAGTATCTACAAAGTCTAAAACCTAGTCAGGGCAAGGATTTCGATTGTAGATAAGCCTATTTACAATCAAACACAAAAAGAACAGATTGGCAGTGAATCACTTCTCGCCTCTAAAATTCTCTGATTAGCCAAAAATACGGCATTTTGTCAATAGAGTCAGTTTTGCGTTTAATCACCTTTATTGCTGATCTTGCCGTACATCTTTTACTCTATTTTCTTTTTTCCTCTATAAGACATCGACAATATCTACAAAGTCTAAAACCTATACTCTGTAAGGCTTTCGATTGTACATAACCTTATTAACAATCTATCTACAATCTAACAATCGCTCTGTAGTATTTGTAATATATGTAATACGGATAGATAAAAAAACCGCTCCCTCGTAAAGCGGTAGTCCAAGTCAATCTTCTTAAAAATTTTCTCACAGTCTTAATAGAATTGTCAAGCAAAAAAATAACCGCGCTCCCGGGTGCGGTATAAAAGAGCGCGGCGGTGTAAATATGTTTTCCTTTTAAGTATATCTCAAAAAAAGAAAATTCAGGATATAATACAATAAATAATACAATCTCGCTAATGTCTCAAAAAGTCCTGACTGGTAACAAATTCCTTAAAGGGCAGTCGTATCCCGCGATTGCCAGTGAAATTGTTATTGAGATTAAAAAGGGATCGACTTGGGATGAAGAGTTTTTTATTCAGGGAGATTTTACAGGATGGAACATTAATTTTTATGTAGCAAGGCAATTCGGGGAGACTAGAATAGCTACTGGTCGGCTCGAGGGGTTGCAATTTGGGGATTTTATTTTACCCCCTAATGAAGAAGGAGAAGATTCAATTGAATATCAGGATTATACTTATTTTCGATTAATTATCGATAGCAATATCACTGCCGAGATGGAAGTTGCCCCTATTTCTTTTAAAGAAATTGCACAACCAAAAGCAGGAAGAGATTACTGGCAAGCTGACTTAGAGGCATCTAAAACTATTGCTAGTCGGGTCATTATTGAACCTTTAGGACTAGATTTAATTCCCGTAGTCGTCAGGGGGGAAGTTTGATGCCAATTGAAATAACTGGAAGCTCTCGGCAAGTAATTGTTTCGGCTACTCTTGGAGGTGCTGGATGGTCGCCTGTTTTAGCAATTGTTTCCGACGGTAATCGAAGGGTTTTTCAGATAGTTAGTTGGGTAGGTGGTTCTGGTTTACCCCCGGCAACGGGTGGGTATATCGGAGCTTCTGGATTAGTTTCTTTAATTGCTAATGCAATTGATATTCGTGGCAGTGAAGGTAAATCAGCTTATCAAGTGGCTGTTGATAATGGATTCACTGGCACGGAGCAAGATTGGCTTAATAGCCTAAAACCTCCTATCATTACATACGGAACATCGCCCCCTAACAATAATGATGGGAATCCAGAAGGTAGCAT